ACATAATCAGAAGATACAGCACCCCAGCTATTATCTCCTCTTAAATATGTAGATGAACTAGCTGTACCTGTTGCAGATAGATCAGCTAATGCAATTGTACCATCTACAATTTTTGCAGAAGTTACAACGCTATCTGTTATATCAGCTGAAGTTAGTGGCTTTCTAGCTGGTGCATAACCAATATATGGCATAATTAATTCCTATTAAGAAATTGCGTCAACAGTTGAAACCCAAACATCTAATGATGCAGCTGTATCAGATACAACTTTAAGAATATCACCAGATTGAACTACAACTTTTGCACCACCATCAAGAACTTGTAATGCTGATCCTGCAGGTATTGGTGCATTTTTAATTAAATAAAAATTATTTGTACCATCAAATAAATAAACTGATGCGTTAACAGATGAAGTTAAAATATTAGCGATGCTAATACCAACCACTGTGTCATTAGAGTTAGCTGTGAATACTGTAACAGCTGATGTTCCTACTGCTGTGTTTTTATATCTTGTAAAATCTTGTGCCATATCTTTATAATTCTTTCTATAATTTAGTTATTATTATTACAACGCAATCGACATTGCAATAACAAATCCTGCACTTGGTTTACTTGTTAATTGTGTTTGAATACTAGATGTTACACCATCTAAATAACCAAACTCTGTATTATCCACAACTCCAGTACCAATAGAAGTAGCGTTAATATTAGTTATAGTATTTGTAGATCCGCTAATTGATTTATTAGTTAATGTATCAGTAGTTGCTCTTCCAACCAACGTATCTGTAGCAGTTGGTAATGTTACAGTTCCAGTATTAGAAATAGTAGAAATAACTGGTGATGTTAAAGTTTTATTAGTTAATGTTTGAGTATCTGTAGTTCCAACAACTGTTCCAGCTGGAGCAGCTAATGTTGCTATAGTTCCTAATCCTAAATTAGTTCTTGCAGTTGATGTGTTTAATAAATCAGATAAATTACTTGCTTTATTTAATGGTGTAAAAGTTAAAGCGTTTGTAACATCAGTGCTTGATAAAGTTACTGCACCTGTTCTTGTGTTAAATGAAGTTACTGTTCCAGATGTACTAAATGCTGCAGCATCCCAAGATGTTCCATTATAAACATATAATTGTGGAGTTGTAGTATTGTAATACAATGCACCAGATACTAAAGCGTTTCCATTATTATCTAAAGTTGGTGCAGATGCTTTAGATCCTAAATATTTAGCATTTAAATTTGTTAAAGATGAAGACGCATTCGTAGCACTTGTTGATGCTGAAGAAGCACTAGAAGCTGCTGAAGTTGCTGAAGTACTTGCATTACTTGCTTGAGTAGTAGCAGTTGACGCACTAGTTGAAGCTGAAGACGCACTAGATGCTGCATTCGTTGCAGACGTTGCTGCTTCACTAGCTTTAGTAGTTGCTATTCCTGCTTGTGTAGTTGCAATACCAGCTTGTGTAGTTGCTGTAGATGCTTGTGTAGTTGCTGTAGATGCACTAGATGATGCTGATGTAGCAGAATTAGCTGCATTAGTAGCAGATGTAGAAGCAGATGATGCTGATGTTGAAGCATTAGATGCTTGAGTTGTTGCAGTAGAAGCTGATGTACTAGCAGACGTTGCACTTGATGCGGCATTGTTTGCAGATGTTAAAGCATTACTAGCTGATGTAGCTGCTTGAGCTGATGGAGCATCCCATGTAGCACCATTGTAAAAACGAACTTGTCCAGCAGTAGAATTATAATAAATAGTTCCAGCTAATAAAGTATTACCATCATTATCAACTGTTGGATCAGAAGTTTTACTTCCTAAAAATCTATCGTCAAAATTATCAAATACAGTTTCAACTGCAGTTTGAGCTGTTTGAGCAGCTGTTGCAGAAGTAGCGGCAGCATTCTTACTAGCTAATGCAGATGAAGCACTTGATGCAGCATTTGTAGCTGATGTACTAGCTTCACTTGCTTTTGTTGTAGCTGTACTAGCTGATGATGATGCACTTGTTGCTGAATTAGAAGCATTAGTAGCTTGTGTTGTAGCTGTTGTTGCTGAATTTGCAGAACTCGTTGCAGAACTTGCAGAATTTGTAGCTGAAGTAGAAGATGCAGTTGCACTATTAGCAGCACTTGTTGCAGATGTAGCAGCATTAGTTGCACTTGTTGTAGCACTAGACGCAGAAGATGCCGCAGAAACAGCATCAACTATTAAACTCCATTTAGCAGAATCTGCATTAGAAAATATTGGTTGTGATCCAGAAGATGTGTGTGCTGTTATACAAATATAAATATTACTATTAGATGTATCTTTAATTATATCTCTAACAACATAAGAATTTGTAGTTGACCAGTTACCTTTATATGTTCCAAGTTCTTGAGTAACAGATAATTCTCCAGTTAAATCAAATGATAAAACTTTATTAGCACGATCAGATGCTCCTACCGAGAACTCGGTATTTGTCATTGTATTTGTTCTTGATAATTTTAATGATCTTGTAACTTCTTCTTGTAATTGTTGAACAGCCATCATTGCTCTGTCTAAACCTTCTTCATGAGATTCAGCAGGGAATGGATCGTTAGCAATATAATCTATTGATTGTGTTTGTGGTAAGTTACGTCTGATAACAACTGTTTGACCAGATGATGGAATATTACCTGCAGTGAATGTAATAGATCCACCAGAAGAATTACCAGCACCAGATACTGTATAATGAGTTGTTAATGTTTTAGTTGTTTCAGTACCAGTAGAAGATCTAATGATAACTTGTAAATCTGAATCTTGGAATATTCTAAATGTATAGCTAAATGTTGATGTTGAACCATTGCCATTATAACTATTTTTAACTGTAGTTGATGATATTGTCATAATTCTTTCTTTTAATTTCTATATTAAATTATATTCATTCTGTCTATTAATTCTTTATATTTAATTTAGTTAATGCTGATTTAGATATAAGTATTGATTGTCTATATATATCATCAATCATTTGCCTTTTTTCATCAGACGTAAATTGTTTGTTATTATAGATATTTTGTACAGCTATATTATTATTTACTAATGCTTCGTGAACATTATCTAAGAAAATTTGATTAACTGGTATTTTATCAGCTTCTCTTTTTGCAGAAACAAAATCACCATGTTGTTCTAATGACTTAACAGTATCTATTCTAATTTTAACTTTATCATATTCATCATTAAATCTAGTTATATATTCTGAACTCATTGTAGGATTTCTAACAATGAATGCTTGAATAACTGGAATATCTGCTAAAGTCATACTTGGTTTAATTGGATCTTTAATAGTTCCAGATTTAATTAATGCTTGATCAGTAAGAAATACTAACATTTTACCCATACCACCAGACCAATCTTGGATAGCACTATCGATTTGAATTGGTGATCCCATGTTAGTTTCATCTCCAAGAATAGATCTAATTCCTTTACCAATTACTTTTGCAGTTTCAGATGTATATTGAGTGTATTGATATTCAGGTAATACTTTTTCTAAATTAGCTGGAATAAATGGTTGCTCAGTAAATAAATTATAATTAAACTTTCTTTGAATCCATGGTTTTAAAGCATCTGGATATGGTACAAAATTATTTGCAATTTGTTGACCAAAGAAATCTTTTAAATATGCTTCAACTGCACCAGGATCTTCTTTGTACCAAAAATCTAAAAGTCTTTCTATTCCTGTTCCCATTAGTGGTCCAATTAATGTTGGTTTTGGAACTCTATAAACATTATCTCCAACTATAAATATCCAATTTAAATCTTTTTGTATTAAAGGAAGCGATTTATATTTTTCATCATCTTTATTAACCCACCAAAGCAAAGCACTTGGAAGTGTAATATAAGTCATTGCTTTAAGTAATGTTGATCCTCTTGTAGCAGGATCTGCAAGTTGTTGATAAAATTTATCCATACCTTGAAGTCCAGCATTAAAGAAAGCAGATATTTTATTCCATGCAGCAATAGATGCACCCATTCTTTGAAAATCTAATGTTACATTTCTTGCTTCAAATCCTGCTCTTCTAATTGCATCTCTTTCTGATAATCCCATTTCTTTTGCTTTATCGTATGCTTTTTTAAACTCACCCATACGAGTTGCATTTTCAGAAATTTCAGAAATAATTTTTAACATTTCCCAACCATTAGATATTTTGTTGTACCATTTTACATTTTCATTACTAAAATCTTTCCATTCGTTTTTAAAATAATCTCTATCCCAAGAAACAAATGTTGCTTGAGTTCCAGAAGATTTTAACCAATTTTCATATACTTTATTTGGTATTCCTCTAACACCATCTATTGCATTTAAAAATCCTTTGTAAGAATCCAATACTATTTTAAAACCACTGTTTGAATATATGGTTGCATCAAATGTATCTCTTAATAAGTTTTTAATAAAAAAGTTTGGAACTAATGTAGAACCAATTCTAACTCCAGTAGATGCTTTAGAAAAAACATTTAGAAATGCTTTTAATACTGGATTGTTAGATCCTTCTAATGGTTTTAATGCTTTAGCTAAATCTTTGCCAACTTCCCAAACTTCTCTTTTACCATCTCTATAAATAGCTATTTCAGATGCAGATGCTAATTGACTATTCTTTCTAAATATTTGTAATGAATCTGCAGTAATAGATTCTGGATTATTTACTGCTGTTGCAATTTCATCTTTAGAAACATTAGTAACACTTGTTTTAGATTTTACTTTATTAATTTCTGGAAATAGTTGTTTATTATCTTCAACCATTTTAATAAATTCTACAAATGCTTTATTTCGTTCAGCAAGTGGAATTAATGTTAATGTATTTTTAACAATGCTTTCTAATGGAGAAATAATATCCTTAGTGCTTCCTTTAAATTTTTTAATAGAATTTCCAGATCCAGAAGATTTACCAGTATTATTATCTTCTATAAGCCTATGAAATGGTGTGTAATCTTTGTTAGCTTCTCTAAATGCTTTTGCTTTTTCTGCACTTAACATTCCAGAATCAATTAAATAATTTAAAACATGATCTTGATATTCTCCAAGTTTAACTGCGTAATCTTCATATTTAGATTTTAATTTATCAACTGTGCTTTTTGCAGCTTTCTGATCTATACCAGTTTCAAATCCTTGTTTTGCTTTTTCTAATGATCGCTTAGCAACTAAATAAGCATCTAGTTCAGCTCTAGCTTTTACATCATTTTTAATTGGTTCAATGATTTTATCAAATGCCATACCAACATTAGATAAATCATTAAACTTAACTGGAGAGTGCAATATAAAATTCATTGCAGTTTGAATCATTCCAGGTTGAGATCTTGCATTTTCATAAGGATCTAATTTACCACCTTTAGTAAATGCTATTCCATTTTCATTTACTTTTTTAACAGCGAGATAAATTGGATGAAGTCTGTCAAATATATGAGTATAAAATAAATCAGCATATTGTTTTATTGTTGGGTTTTTAACAACTGGTGTAGATGTTATTTTTTCTTGAACTTTAGCAACATCTGGATCTGCAGATCTTTCTGGTGGTATTACATCTTTACTTTTTTCAGCAAGTTGCTTTTCTAATTCAGAAACTTTATTTAAAGAAGTATCAATTGATTCTGTACCAGCTTTATCTATTGTCTTTTGTGCAACTTCTTCTTTTGCTTTATTTAATTCTAATTGTAAATTTTCTATTTCATTAACTGGATCAACTTCTGACTTACCAGCATCTTCTATTGTTTTTTTATCAGCAGGTGTTTGATATTCAGTTGGAATATCTTTATTTGTACTTGCTAAATCTTGTTTAATAGTTGGATCTTTAATTGATTGATCTGCTATATCTGGTAAAGTTATATCTTCTTTTTTAATTATATTTAAAGATTTTCCAACAGCAGTTTCTCCTAATCCAAGCAAACCAAACATTCCAACAGAAGCAGCAAAGTCTTCAGCGGTTGGAAGATGACCATTAAATACAGCTCCTGCACCTTCATATCCAACAGCACCAGCTATAGCTCTAGATGCTATTCCAGTAGCTCCAACAATTCCTGGTGCGGCAAGAGATACTGTAAGTTTAGTTCCTTCTTCAATTCCTGTTTTAATACCAACATCAATAAATGATCTATACCAATCTAAAAAATTATTTGTTTGTCCCTTTTGCAAAGCATCAATATACATTGATTTAATAGCAGGAGTAATTGCACCTGTTGCAAATGTAGTTCCAAGTTTACCAACAATTCCACCTGGAGCTGCTTTACCAGCGGCAAATGCTGTTGCAGCATAAGATGGTAAGTCTCCAGTAATTGTACCTAATCCTTCAATTATTTTACCAGCAACACCACCATCTTGTGGTTGATTAAATGCTTCTGGCAAACCAGTTCCATTATTATAAGCATTGATAACTGCAGGTAATGATTTTCCTAATCCTTGAGAATAATAATGTTGAAAAAATTTAGATGGATCATTTGCATAATCTGTATTTCCACTTCCTTTTATAAAAGTTGCAACTCCATTCCAATATTCTTTTATTGGATTTGTATCTATTTGTTTAATGTTGGCATATTGTTGAATTTCATCAGAACTAAATCCAGCTTTAGCTAAATCACCTGCTGTGTTTATTGCATGATTTTGAATTTCAGTTTGAGTAAAACCTGCTTGTGCTAGATTATCAATAGTATTATCAGGCATTTACTTACCTTGAGATTTTAACCAGTTTAAGTATCTGTCGCTATTTAAATAATCGTTAGGCTTTTCATTTGGAAGTCTTGCAGGTGGTGGATTTGTATTTGGTGTTGTTTTAGCTTTTAAGACAGCATCATTAATAGATTTAAGAACATCAGATTGAGATGGAATATAACCTTGAATATTAGAACCAATATAATCTTTATTTTGAGATCCAAATAAACTAGATTGATTTAATAATTCACTGCTAGATTTTCCATTTTTTAAACCATCTTGATATTTAGAATACATGTCAGAAATAAATCTATTTGCTCTGTCATTTGCACCTGGATCTAAAGAAGATATGTTAGAATTTCCTTTAACTGCATTAATATTTTTATTAATAAATTTATAAAATTCTCTTTGTTTATCTATATATCCAGTATCTGCACCTTTAGTAAATAAATCTTGGTATCTTAAAACATCTTGTTTATTCAAACCATCTCCTGCTCTTTCAATAATAGATCTTGCTTCTGTTTCAGATCCTACTTTAAATTTATCTGTAGGTGATTTAATTTCTCCTTTAAATAACATTTCTGCAATTTTTAAATTTAGATCAGCATTAGATTGATCAGAAAAAGTATTATTAGCAAGTTTATCATTTAAAATTTTGTATTGATCTTTAACTTCTGGTGATAAATTTTTATCTGAATCTATTTGTTGATTTGTAGTTCTTTTATCTAATACATCATTAACTGTTTTAGAAACATCTTGTATTGCTTTATCTTTAACTGAATTTAAATTAGCAGCTCTATTTAATAAAACATCATTTCTAACATCTCTAACTCTAGTATTTAAATCATTTGTAAATCTAACTTTTTCTGCTTCACTAAATGAATTATAAATATTTTGTAATTGTTTATTGCCATTAAATGTTCCATTTCTAACAGTTGCTTCAGCTTTAATTAATTCACCTTCATCTGTAATTGTTGATGGAACTGTTGCTTCAAGTATTTGATTTGATCTAACTTTATAACTTCCTTCTTCAGCTTGTTTTAATAATTGTATTTTTTTCTCTGGTGCTAAATCTTGAAATAGTTTTGGATTAGCTAAATCTACTCTAGCTTGTGATGGAGTATTTTGAACTAATTGACTTGCAACAAATTCATCTAATATTCCTTTGCTAGTTCTTAATGCTTGTTCTCTTTTTATTGGATCATTAATAAATAAATTAGATAAGTTTGCTTCTATTTTAGTTTTAGATGTTGGTAGTAATTCAGGATGACCATCTAAATTACCAAGTTCAATTGATGTTGCTTGATCAGCAATCATAGATTCTTTTTTATCTAATGCGTTAGCAGCACCTTGCATTACAGAAAGATTAACTCTATTAAGATCTGCTTTAAATTCAGATAGAACAGATTTTTTTAAATAATCACTTTCTCCAGATAATTTGTTTTCTAAATAACTTAGATAATTATTTGTATCTTCTAAAACTCCAGCTTTAGCAGTTGTTGGATCTGGAACATTCTCCCATTTGCTTTTAATAGAAAATAAACCTTTAGTTCCATCTTCTGAATCATTCCAATATTGATTTTTATAATCTAATGTTTTTACTGCAGCTTCTTGTTTTTTTTGAGCAATATAATAATCAGCAATAGCTGTACTAGCTTTTCCAAGTTCATTTGAAAGAGGAATTTGAGAATTACTAACTGTACCTGTAGAATCAGCTGTAGGTGTTAATTGATTTTGTATAATTGGTATTGTTGGCATAATTACATAAATTTAGACATTGTTAATAAACTTGATCCTAAACCAGCAATAGATCCTAATTGTGAAGATCTAGCTTGTTGTTGAGCAATAGTTCCTTGAATTTCAGAATATTGTGCTTGTTCTAATTTTTTAGATGATGCAATATCAGCATTATATTGAATAACATGGTCTTGAATTATTTTTTGTTGAGCATTAGAAAAATTAATTCTTTGAGCTGTTTCAGAAGACATATCAACTCCTGATGCTGCTAAATTAGTATTAACTCTTCCTTTTAATTGTTGATACTGTTGATCTGCTTGTTGTAAATTAAATATACCTTGATCTTTCGCAGCTTGAGCTTCTTGTCTTTGAATTTCTGCATTTCTATTTTGAACAGCTTGATTGTAATCACCAGCAGCTCCTTTTTGAGCTACATCCATAACTGTAGTTGCAACAGCTAAATAAGGTAATATTGGAGCAGCAGCAGCCATTAAAATATCCTCGCAAATCTGTAATTGTCAGCACCATCTAAACCATAGTGCTTCATTAAACCTTCGTTTTCTAAACCTAACCATTTAGCAAAACTAATTCCTTTTTTATAATCAGCTCTTACTGCTGTTTGAACTCTTTTAATGTTATTAGATTTAGCAACGTATTCAAAATTTTGTTTAATTGCTTTTGCAATTGCTAATGGATGTTTGTAAATTTTATTTGTAGCAAGAACCCAACCTTCTCCTACTTGTCCCCAAATTCTTTTGATTCCAGCAGATGCAATAACTTCATCATTTATAATACAAGTAAATGCCATATCTTTCTCTTCTAAATTTGAACTTTCTTTTATGAAATCAATCTCTAATTGACTAATAACATGGTTTAATTGAGATGCCATAATTATTTTGCCATGGTTAGCTTTATAAGGAATAACGTATAATTTATTATCCATCATTAGTTACCAATCTTGGATATAACGATAAAACTGTTAAAGGTAAAGGTTCAGTTTGTCTTACAAAGATATACCCATCTGTTTCGTAGTTACCTCTAAATTCAATTGGCTTATCTCCAGTATAAACTGGAATAGGTTGATCCATAGGATCTGCAGAAGATCTAAATGGTATTTCTTCCATGTTATTTAAATCTGGTCCAACTTCAACACCAATAGATTGATACAATCTTACAGTAACTTCATAAATTCTTTTTGTTTTAGCTTGTGATGTTCCATCTTGTGAACCAGCATCTATTCTCATTGTTTGAAGTATTGATGTATATGGTAATCCAACTTTAACATTAGAAGCAGATCTTGCTAATGTAATTGATCCAGATGTTACAACTCTATTAGGATGTACTGATCCATCTGTAAGTATTGATACAGTTTGTCCCTCTAAATGATTTAATCCAGATATTGTTGTTACTGGAGATCCAGAATAAGTTAATTGTGAATCTAAAAAATTAAATGTTTTATTGTCAGTTTCATCAAAATCAAATGTACTTAAATATTCAACATATCTTTTTGTTAATCCATTAATAGTTCTTTTAACTATTAACCAAGTTTCATATTCATTATTATCAGTTGGTATTGTTGCAACAGATTCACATACTGAATTTCCTGATCCAAATGAACCACCAAATATATGTTTATGCCAAGCAACAACTTGTTGTTCTCTTTGATAAGTTAAACCAATAAGAACTCCATTTGTTTTAGTACACCATATAATTTGATTTGGTTCTTGTTGATATGACATCTGGTTAATTCCAGTGTCAGAAATATGTTCTGCAAGAATAGTTAAATCAGGAGAAACATAACCATCAACAGTAAAGTTATATGCAAGTTCTCTAATTTTTCTTTTAGCTCTTTGTACAAATAAAGTTACGTTAGCAACTGCAATAGCGTCTGTATTTGCACAACCATGATTTGATTGTTTAGTAATTGTAATGTTAGTTGGAGTAATTGGATTATCTGTTCCACCACCTGAACATGAAAATTCACCGCCTACTGTTAATATAAGTAATACTCGTGTTGATGATAAAAATCTAATTGCATTAACTTCATTAGAAGCAATTGTATAAATGATTGCATCATCATCAGCTACTGTGCCATAATAATTTTCATCAAAGTTTTCATAATCACCAGATTTAGAAAACCATATTGTTTGTGGTTGTTCATTGTTACCTGCAAATACTAGTCTTTGTTGAAAGAATGTTACGCAAGAAGGATATCCAGTTGTTTTTGACCAAGCACCTAATGACCAATCAGCTGATGCAGTAGTTCCTGTTAAAGCAACTAATATTGTTCCAACTGCAGTAGTTGTATTAGTAACGCTTGTTATTTTAATTTGTCCCTTATTTAATAATATTAATCTACCAACATCATTTGCATTAAAACCTGCTCCTGCATTTATTCCAGTTGTGCTTGATGCAGTTACAGTTACTGAAGATCCAACAGTTGAAGCATTTGGAGTTAATGTTGTTGTTGTAATGTTATGAGTATTAAATGGTCCATTAGTAAATGTAACATCTGCTAATGTCCAAGATGTATCTCCTGTTCTTGATAATTTTTTAACAGGATAATTTTGATGACATATATACATTACGTCTGCTGATTGTGCGAATTTCAAATTACTTAAATCAGCTTCTAAATATGTTGTAGATATTTCATAAGGAACAGATCCTGAAAATATACATCCACCATTTTTATAAAAACGAATGTATTGATTACCAAATTCTAAAATATAAGTTTGTGTTGTTGAAAATTGAAATGGAATTAATCTTGTTTGTTTAGTGCTATCTTTAACTTCTTTAACAAATTGTGTTCCTGGTCTTCTGCTTACAGATCCATGAGGATATACAACCATGTTTGTTATTGTCTTACATGCAGAATTATATTTAGCTAAATCATTTCTACCATCTAAACGTGGTGATACTTCTCCGCCAGTAAAGTTTGTTAATTGTACTGCAACTCGTGCCATTGCTTAGTACCTAGAGTTAATAAATGAACCTGCGTCTATAACGTCTGTTAATCCTTTATTCAATCGAGTATTTTGTCCCTCAGTTGAATCTACAAATCTAGCGTCTTGTAGTTTAGTTTGATACAAAGTGTACATTTGAGTAGCAACTGGATTAGATGATGTTATTGCATAAGCAATGTCAGCAGCCAATGCTGCAGCAATTACTTCTCTTAATAGTTCATCATATTGATTAGGATCTTCTTCACGAGAAATATATAATATGCTCATTGAATCAACATCAGATAATATTTTTCTACCTTCTACTTTGTAATCATAATCATAGTTTAATATAGCAAGTAATCTTAAACAGTCTGATGGTAGTGTATATTGAAAACCAAATCCCCAAGATGGAGTTTCAGTATCAGATGCTAAATCAATTCTTTTTTGTAAACAATTCCATGGGTGCATTCTAAATACAGCATCTCTAACACCAAGATATCTTGCGTTACATAATCTTGCGTTTTTAGAATCTTCATCTAATGATAATATTGTTGATGCTCCTAATTGGTGTAATGCTGCGTTACAAATTTCTACTACTGATGCCATATTAATCTTTCTTTATAATATATTTTCTTCTTATCTTTCTTGGAGATACTAATGCAAATATCTCTGCTTCTGTTAATTCTAGATCTTTATCAAAACCATGATGTGCGTTTTGAGTATGTTTAAATCTATCAACTAACACATATCGATAGATATAATCTTTATTTTGTAAATGTAAAATTGTTTTTATGTTGTTTGTTTTTTTCATTTAAGTAGTGGGGATTTTACTCCCCACTAAATAATAGTTAATTAATAAAGTTAATTAAGCGTTTTCGTAACACTCAATTTTAACAACTTTAGGTTCTTCCATTCTAGTCGCACCGAATGCAGCTGAGTAGTAAACTTGAGTTGCGTAACCTTTATCTGATCTTTCATCAATTCTAGCAGTTGCGTCTTTGCCTACAGCAAGAAGTAAACCATCTTGTGCGAAAGCAAGTACACTTCTTTTAGAAGAAGTGATTGGCAATCTGTTAGACATAACGAAATTGAAACCCATGAATGTATTGATATCACCCATAGCAAGAGCTTTAACTGTATTATAGTCAGCACTTGTTACTTGGATTGTACCTAATAAATCATCGATTTGTCTTGGACCAACTACGATAAATCTAGAGATAGAAGGATCAACATCAGATAAATCAAGGTATCTTTTAGCAGCCTTTAATTTATTGATTGTTAAACCATCTGTTCCAGCTTCAGAATAGATTTGGCTTGATGGTAAAGATGTAGAAGTTGCTCCAGCAACGCCAGTGTAAGCAGTGCCGAATGCAGCAGCGATTATAGCATCGTCCATAGCTCTTCCCATCGCATTAGCAGCAGCTTGTGCGTAAGAAGAAGTAGGATCAGCTAATAATCTTACTTTATCTAAATCATCGATTAAGTCAGCATATTCATAGTCCACTAATGAAACTCTACGTCTTGAGTGAGGAGTATCAAACTGTGGAGTGTCTGAATGTCTAACTGTTCTTGCTACAGCAGTAACCGCACCAACTTGATCGAAGAATGCGTTTTTACCTACTACTGTTTCTAGACGAACCTTATCTCTAAGACGAGATCCGCTTTGTTGTGATAACAACTGAATGTTGGCAGAATACTGCTCAACAAAAGCTGTAGTTATTTGTGTTGACATTTATTGTCTCCATTTTGTTAAGTTAGCGTTCATCATCACCATTGATGATAAACAATTTAAAAAACAGAGAAGTTCTCCATTTGTTCAATAGGCATCTCTTGCATTTAACCTCTGTTAGAGGGAAGTCTATTTCTTTCTGTCAGTGGGGTTCTAAAAGAATTGTCCCACAACTAATAGATGGTTTTTTAAAACCACCTACCAGTTGTAGTAATACAATTTATTTAAATTGCAATAATATTTTTTTTTATTGTTTTTGTGCGTGTAAAAGCTCTCTTAATGCTAATACTTGGCTAACTACCTTAGTATGTAAAGGATTTGATTTATTCCAATATGCACTATTTTTATCACTAGTAATTTGACCAATTTCTAATTCAATATCTCTAATTTGATTAACACCTGAATTTTCTGTTCCAAGTATTCTATCTTCAGATAATATATTAGCTATATTGGCAAATGCTTTTATAATAGCTGGGTTATCTCCAAGTCTAGTGCCATCTCTTAATTGAGTATCTAATATTTGAGGTTCAAGATACTGTTTAGCAATTGCTGATGCTTTATTTAAATTAGCATCATAATTTCTACCCCATTCTTGTCTTAGAATATTAGTAGCATTAGCTTGTGCTGTTTCCATTGTAATAGATTGATCTTTAGCAGATTGTTCTAATGTTGATTTATAAAATTCTAAAATGCCTTGAGCTTGTTTATTATTTAAACCTAGCTTATGTGCATTTTCAGCAAAGCCTTTAATAGCATTTGGATCAACTTGAGCAGCTTCTGTTTTAAGTTCTAAAGCATATTTATCAGGAGATACTGGTCTTCCTAATTTATTATATACTTCATTCCATTGTTCTTCAGTTGCAGTTTTTCCTGGTAATGGAATTTTATCTGAACCAATCATAGATACTGCATTGATATAGCTTTTAGCTAGTGCATCAATTTCAGTAAATTTTTCTATGTTAGGATTTGTTCTATACTCTTCAGATATAGAAGTTTTCCATGATGGAGCTTGGGTTGCTGGTTGACTTGTTGGTTGTGCTGGTGTTGTTGTCGCTGTTGCTGGTGTAGTGTTTTGTTCAGTTGCAACAGGCTGAGTTACCTCAGTTGTCTGTATTTGTTCTGACATTTATTTTCCTTTTTCGTTATCATTAAGCAGCATGTTTTTAATAAAGAGAATAACGCTGCGTTGTCCCTCTCTATATGCACTTTCATGGCTATCTCCAACTACGTTAGTGGTAGCATTATAGTGGCATCTCTTTTCTAAATCAGACAAAACTACTAAGCCTTGTTCAGATCCGAATGTTGTGATGTAATTTATTTTTAATTCTTTTATTTTGTTTTCCACTTTAAATCGGTTTTTGTTCAGGTACTGGAGATGGTAATGCTTTTACTAATGGAGCTACATTTCCACCAGCTTGTGCTAATTGTTGCATTTGTGCCATTTGTTGTGCCTGTTGACTTTCTTGTTGTTTCTTTTGTCTAATAGCATTTACTTGTGCTTGTGAGTTTAATACTTTAGCAGGAACTCCAACAATGTCAGCAATATAATCTACCAGTGCATCGATATCCACATGATCAAATACTGGAGCAATTTTAGACAATGTTCCAAATATTTCTATAGCTCTCATAATAGATTGTAACTCAGAAGTTTTTTGAGCTTTAGCTAATGGCGATACATATTCGATTTGAATTTCTTGTCCCTGCAATTCTTGTGGTGGTGGTAAAAATAATTTTTTTCTAATTAATATTGCAAATACTCTATCGATCATTGGTCTTAATAATTCAGATTGTAATCTTCCAAGAACTGGACCAAGTATTCTCATCTTCTCTTCGTTACGTTGAACAACTTCTGTCGCAGTCATTTGTGGACCATCTTGCATCATTAATTGATTAATATAGAAACAATCTCTGATCGCATTTCTTCTTTGATCTTCCATATTTAATCCTAATGGATTATTTGCACCAATATTTAATGGTTCAATTCTATCTCTAGTTCCAGCTCTATAAAAATTTAATCCACCTGGTACTGTTCTTACTGGCATAATGAATCCATCATCAGGAACTAATAATGGTGGATCAACTTGTTTCTGTGCAGCTTTAATAGTTGTCTTACACATTTCATTTAACATTTTAACATCTGGCAATGCAGTCATTGCAGGTGATCTTCCATAAATTTCAAATGATGCTTTTAAATAACGTGGAACAACATAAGGCATCTCATTAAAACCAGATACTGATATTTGTTCTTTTGATTCATATTCCATATAAACAGATTCAAAAGGCATGTTCTTTGCATCTTTCTTTTTAGGATCAAATTTTTCTCTTGGATAAACAGCATGTAATATTTCAACTTGTTGGAATGGATCTTTATTTGCAATTGTATTTAAACTTGTAGATAAATTTGTAGCACCAAATAAATTTACTGCTGAACGAGCATCAATTTTAAATTTTCTAAATACTGTATCAATCTTACCTTTATTATTTTCAGCGATATATATTTCTCCAATATGTCTTGTAGAAAATCTAACAAGATCATCAGCATCTTCTTCGATATACATTGCTGCTGTACCGAATGTAATTAGATCGTGATATAGTTCAAAAATTTCTTGTTGAAAATTAGATCTATTAAATACTTCATACATTCTTTCTGTAGTGTCTTGTAACCAAGTATCTGCAGCATCTTTATTTGATGGTGATACATTTTTGAATGCTAAATAAAACCAAGGAACAGATGGATTAGTTAACATACCATGTAATGATGCAGCTAATAATTCAACTGCATGTAATGGTGATGAATCAAATATTCTTTCTGTTCTTTTGTCTCCAGTGCTTCTTGTTTTTGTAATATCAGCTTTTCTTGGAATCATATAATCAGCAACCTCTTGCCAATGCGATTCCCAATTAGCACGTTGTGATTTTAATTTTTGATATCTTCTAAAAAGTTCTTTTGATAAATCTGTTTGTGGCATTTACTGACCAAGTAATGTTGGCTTGTTAATTGTTGTTCCAGGATTACCTAAAGT